GACAATAACAGCTACAGAAAGTACTATCGCAGTAGGTGAGTTCAACCCTAACATCATGCCATACATGGAGTACGTCTACGAGTGTTTAGATAACCCATACATTCCATATATTGTTGCTAAGAAGTCTGCCCGTATAGGTTGGACAGAAGTTATTAATACATGGCTTGGTAAACGTATACATCTACAGCCAAGTAACATCCTTGTAGGTTTCGCAACTCTTCAACAAGCCCGCGTTTTTGCCGCCGGTAAATGGAAGGAACTTATTAAGAATACCCCTGTTCTTAAGAAACTTGTTAACATTGGTGTAGCCAAGAACAAAGAGAACATGTTCCATATTACTTTCGCAGGAGGTTCTCTCCGGTTTGCTACTCTTGGAGCTATCACTAACCAGAAAGGTGAGAACATTCCCTGCATAGTCATCGAAGAACCGGACGATGTTAAGGATGATGTAAGTGGGCAGGGAGACTCCTTTAAGAATATCGAACAAAGGTTAAAGCTTGTACCGGATACACAGAAGAAGTTCATCTTCGGAGGTACTCCTACTGCTAAAGACTTTAGCCGTGTAGAGAAGGCTATGAAGCAGAGTAACTGGATGATTTTTAAGGCATGTTGCCATAACCCTGACTGTAACAAGCTTGTCCCTCTTGATGAAACTGCTTTCGCCAATATAACCTATCAAGAATATGGCAATAGGTATATAGACGGTATCTATGGTAAGTATGACCCAACTACCGCTACCTTTAATTGTCCATTTTGTAAGACTGAGTGGAGTTTTGAGCAAAAGACACTTAATATAGTAGCTGGTAAGCAGTTTGGCTTTACTGACCACACAGGTAACTTTAGTAAAGGTTGGCATCAGAAGAATCCTAGGGTTACCAAGACCTTTGGCTTTGACTTCTCCGAGCTTATGAGTACCTTCCGTGATGGTAGTAACTATGTTAGCTTGGCTGAGGATATGATACTAGCCGACTTAGAGCTTGCTAAAGGTAATGAAGCACCGGCAATGTCCTTAACTAACAACCGGAAAGGCGGTGCATACGCAGGGGGCTTCACAGCTATGGAAGCAGAAGAGATGAAACTTCTTCGTAGTAACTACCCAGAAGGTATAGCCCCTTATGAAGCCCTTATCCCCTTCATGGGCATAGATGTACAGCATAATAGATTTGCACTTATAACTACTGCCGTTGGTCGTAACGGTAACATCTTCCTAATTAAGTGGGAGGAAATCTTTGGTAATGTCTTTAACTGGGAAGACCCTGTTTGGACAGAACTTACTAACAAGGTACTTAACGGTATACCTCATGTTAGTGGACAAACACTAAGTATAGAAACTACAGGTATCGACTCAGGAGATGGTAAAACAGTTGAACTTGTATACCGCTGGGTTAAGATGATGAATGAGGTACATGGTAAAGATGTACGAGCTACTAAAGGAAGTCGTGAGCTTAAGTTCAGTACAGACGACATCTATAGTGAGCCTAGTAATGCAGTTGTCTTAACCGCTAATAACGTAAGAAAGACTCTTGCTGAAACTATGGGTGTACCAGTATACATGCTCGGTACACACAGGTGTCATGATGAAATCCTACGTCGGATTGTCCTAAACAAACAGCGGGACGAGAACGGCATTGTCATTGCAAAGCATGATGTGTTCTACTTTAACGAGCAAAGTTATGGGGGTTTCGAGGAACAACTAACTGCTTGTAGGAAGCTAATAGACCCAACAGGTAATGGTATCAAGGAAAAGTATGAGCTTATACCAGGAAAACATATGGATGCTATGGCGGCAACTAAGAATGCCTTCTTTGCATATTACGCAAGAGGTATAAGACACATGACAGAGGCACATTGGGCTGCTTTAGAGAAAGGTACTTATGGAAACTAACACAATAGCACTACAGTTTATACAGCTTGTAACTACACCAAGGCTTAGTGTGTATGTTAATAAGCAGCAAAAGCTTGCCATTGGCTACAACCGCACAGTTAACGTCCATAAAGGTACAACCTGCACAGAGGAAGAAGCAGATTTATGGCTTAAAGAAGATATTAACCGCTTAGGTAATGTACTTTATCGAAGCTTCCCATACCAGCTTAACCCTTGGCAAACTACCGCACTCCTAAGCCTAGCTCAGGAAATAACAGTAGAAACTTTCCGTACCTCACAACTCTACAGTTACTTACTTGCTAAAGAATATTCCCTTGCATCTCAACAGTTTATCCTGTATCATTTTGAAAATACATCTAAATTCCGCCGAATACAGGAGCGGAACTTATTTAACTACATAGGAGTTAGTGATGAGTTGTAGTACAGAAGTAGTAGTTCTCTCTCTAGCAGATGCAGAACTAGAGCTAGTATCGGTTAATGCAGGTATAAGTGCTTTATACACAAGTATAGCTGCTGGTGGTGGAGTTACCAAGATGACCGTAGGCAGCCGAGAGTTCTCGCGTACTTATGAGTTCGCTTCCCCAGAGAGTCTTCTTAAGGCGTTACAGGAACGTGCAGCTTATTTACGGAACTATATAGCAAGTTTTAACCTTACAGCCTGTGATGTACCAAAGTTTAATACTTTCTCCAATATTCCTATGATCTTTCGGAGAAACCAATAATGGCTACTACCTGTGATGTAACAGATGATGCTATAGCAGATGAGTACAGATACTCTCAAAGTATAAACCGACCCGCATTTGAAGGAGCTAGTACAAACTATAGAAATGCCCATCGGGAAGCTATTGTAGGAGATGCAGACGCTCTAGCAGTTGGGGAATACCTCTTCCTGCAAAGCCGTTGTCACTATATGGTTAGGAATAACCCTATAGCAAGCGCAGCTAGGGATAAAACTGTAACCTCCGGTGGGTGCTTAACTGTTAAGTGGCAGAAGCCAGACGGTAGTAAGCATACCCTTATGGATGAACTCTGGGAAGAAGTCTTCTATGGTACTGGCGATGCTAGTATTAACTATGACGGGAAAGGGGATGGAGACACTTTACAAGCAATCAACCGCCATGAGAGGTTTACCTCTGGTGAAGCCCTTAATAGAATGCTTATACAAAGAAGTGGTAATCCTAATAGGATACCACTAAAGCTTCAAGGGATAAACTCAGAGTACCTAGATATTAGTTACAACGGTATGAATGGTGCGGAGCAGCTATTCACAAGGTATGGTATAACCTTTGACAAGGTAACAAATAGTAAGCCAACCGTGTACAACTTCCTAGATGACCAATACTTTAGTATCCAACCAAGAAGCAATAGTTTCGAGAGGGTTAAAGTACCTGCAAAGAACATTCTTCATATCTTTGAACGTAAACGTCAAGGCCAGTGGAGAGGAGTTCCCTTTCTAGCTTCCGTCCTTATCCCTTTATATGAAATCGAAGACCTCTGTACAGCTACAGTTAGGACGCAAACAGAAGCCTCAGCGGTCAGTTGGATAGTACATAAAGTTCCCAACGCAGTTTCATCAGATGCGGTAGGTGCAGTAACCTTTGGAGGCCGTCTATCCCCTAAAGATACGACTAAACAACTAGCCTTTGCTACCTCCGGCGGAACTGTACAGTATGTAGATAATGGTGGGGAGTTACAGCTTGTACAGAGTAGGGATATTGGTCAGAACCTTGTAGCTTTACTTAAGGAAGAGTATCAGAAGATAGCAGCCGCCTTGAGCATACCTTACTATAAGTTAACAGGGGATACCTCTGGTCTCGACTTTAGTTCTCTCCGTGGTATCCTAACAGAACAACGGCAACGCTTGGAGTTCGAGTATAACATTATAGATGTTCCTGACTTCTTTGCACCGTTGTGTAAAAGGTTTAAAGAACTAGCACTAGCTCTTAATTATGATGTAACTGAGGCAGTACCAGTCTTCCATAACCCTAGATGGTATGGGGTTGATGACTTAAAAGACTTCCAGGCTTATCTTCTTGCAGTTGCTAGTGGGTTTATGCCGTTGCAGGCTGTTTGGGAACTTTTAGGTTACGATGAAGAAAAGATACAACAAAGTATGGGAATGTTAAAGAAGTTAGGGTTAGAGAACCTTATTAATACAGGAAGTCAAAACCCTGCACAAAACAACCAACAACCAACTATGAGAACAACTGGGAGCTAACATGTTAAATGCAATAAAATACGGCGAATCTCTTCCTAACTCTGACTTGTGGAAGTTCCTGCAGTTAACGCTTAATATAGCCGCAGTATGGCTTCCAGTCTTAGCACTAACCAACCCACATATCCAACAACTACTAGATGCTGGTATGGTAACTAAACTAACTTCTGCACTTGCAACAACCAATGCCTACCTAACACTTGCAACTTCCACCAAAATAGGTGTTTAAGTTGCAAAAAACATGGTATACTTGGTTGAAAATATATAAAGGATAGTTCAATGAGCCTAGATAACTTAACGCTTAAAGAAAGATACGAGTACCTACGGGTTAATAAAGTTAGTTTAATAGCTGCTAAAAGTGCTGAGACTAAGTTTACAGATAGCATTAGTGTAACTACTGTACCTGCTGTAAGGGAAGTTAAGGAAAAAGCTGTTAAAGATACCTATGGCGAAGACAAAGCCTCTGACGTTCCTGACTCAGTCGAAGTTACTGTAGTCTGCAACACAGCTTGGTTTTGTGATAGTCAGATGGATGTGCTTACCTCAACTGCTTATGATTCGTCCATAGCAGAAAAAGGTAACACTATCCCACATATAGCAGACCATAAACAGTCTTCCACCTCACATGTGGGCGATGTACTTGAAGTTTATACTAAGGAAGTTTCATTAGCTAGTCTTGGTTTGCCCCAACAAGGAACTACAAATGCTCTTCTTATGCGTAGTCTTGTTCGTAAAGACTACAATGAAGATGTATATAAGTTCTACAAGAATGGTAAGATAAATCAGCACAGCATAGGACTGCGTTACAAAGACATTAAGCTTGCTATGAACTCTGGTATGCCGGAGGACAAAGAAGAGAAAGCAGTATGGGATGAAGTCTTCCCTAATATCATTAACCAAGACCTTGTTGA